TTATATGCTAAAGCAACGAGTAGATATGTTGCAAAAGATGAGATTGAAGATGAAAGAGAGCATTTGGCTGATACGCTTGCTATGATTTTAAATAATTTGATAAAATAAAATGGATAAGTGGATAAGGGATAAATAATATGAGAGTTTATTAATTATATGGAATATTTAATAGATAAAAGTAAATGTATAGGATGTGGTATTTGCGTTGCATACTCATTGAGGGCGATAGAATTAAAAAGTGGCAAAGCAGAGATAGTAAAACCAAGTTCTGAACATTTAGAGGGAGTAGAAAAAGTATGTCCAAAGGGTGCGATTAAGTTGGTAGAGAAAAAGGAGGATATTATTAATTGGAAAAAGGTTATATAGAAAGAAAAAAGTAATTAATTAAAATAAAATGAAAATAAAATTAGAACAAATAGTAAGCGATGAAGTAAATCTAGTAGAATTACAAAAAATAGAATTACCAATAAAAATATCTTATTGGGTTAAAAGAGTAGCAGATAAATGTGCAGTAGAATTAAAAAGATTTAGAGATGTCAATAATGACCTAGTGATAAAATTAGGTAAAGAAGATAAAGACAAAAAAGGTTCATTTAAGATTGAGAAAGACTCTAAAAACTTTAAAGAATATACAAAGCAATTAACAGAACTATTAGAGTTAGAAATTGACTTAGAAGGAATTAATCCGATTAAGATTAGTGAACTAGGAGACATTAAGGCAAGTTCAAATCAATTAGTGAGTTGGTTATTCGTGGATTAAGTAAGACAAAAAATAACAAGACCATTGACAAGATTGAAATAGTATGATAAAATATAGGGTAATTATGTTTTATAAATAAGAGATAATAATATGGAAGAAGAAAAAACTGATAATCAGAAAGAGAGCAGACCTTGGTTATGGAAGAAAGGACAATCAGGTAATCCAGAAGGAAGACCAAAGGGAAAGACTCTGAAAGAATATTGTAGGGATTTTTTAAGTAAGCAGACAGAAGCAGAAAGACAAACGTTCTTAGAGGGATTATCAAAAGACATAATATGGAAAATGGCTGAAGGAAATCCAGCACAAGATGTGACAAGCGGTGGAGAGAAGCTTGAACCACAACCTATCTTAGTTAAATTCTTAAAGGAATAGTAAAGATGGATAATATAATACAAATACCGAATGAGTTTAAAGAATTGTTTAATGATAACTGGAGAGAGTCAGCTGTTTATGGAGGTAGATATTCTTTAAAATCCCATACAGTCGCTAGGATACTTTTAATAAAAGCAAGACAGAATAAATTAAGAGTAGCTTGTTTCAGAGAATTTCAAAATTCAATAGCGGATAGTTCTTATCAATTATTATCAGATTTGATTGAATATTATGGATTGAATGATTTTGAGCTTACTAAGAACTCAATAATAAATAATATAAATGGTTCTGATTTCTTGTTTAAAGGATTGTGGAATAATGAGCAGACTATTAAATCTATTGAAGGTATTGATATAGCTTGGGTAGAAGAAGCTCAAACAGTATCAGAAAAGAGTTTAGAAGTTTTGACACCGACAGTTAGAAAAGAAAACTCAAAAATAATTTATACTTATAACCGATTGTTGGAAGAAGACCCAGTTCATAAGAGATTAGTGTTAGAAGGAAGACCGGATACTTTGATAATCAATGTCAATTATGATATTGCTATAAAGCACGGAATGATGCCTGATGTTATTAAGAAAGAGATTGAAGATGATAAAAAGAATAGACCTGCATTATATAAACACAAATGGTTAGGAGAACCTTACGGAATGGATATAAAAATATATAATGATTGGAAGATTATAGATGAATTACCACACGAAGCAAGATTAGAAAGATATGGATTAGACTTTGGATATACTAATGACCCAACAGCGATAGTAGCAATTTATTATTACAATGGAGGATATATTTTAGATGAGATAAGTTATAAGACTGGAATGAGTAATAAGATTATAGCAGATGTTTTATTGAATAATGAAAATCAAACATTAGTGGTAGCAGATAGTGCAGAACCAAAAAGTATTGATGAGATTAAAGACCGTGGAGTAAATATAATCGGAGTAGCTAAGACTAAAGGTGAAAATAAGACAGAGACTTGGACTAAATGGAGTATTGATTTAATTAAGGGTCAAAAAATATCAGTTACAAAAAGAAGTATCAATGTAACGAAAGAATATAGAAATTATCTTTGGAAAATAAATAGAGATGGAAATATATTGAATGAGCCAGAACACGCATTTAGTCATTCAATGGATGCAATAAGATATGGATTAGTTTCCATTCTCAAACAACCAGCACCAGTAGCGAACAACTTCAAACATCAATTACAGTCAAGAGCAGAAAATTCAACAAAATAAACATCGGTGGCAATATGAATGGATACACAAACAAACATATTAGAGTTAGTTAGAGGAATTGAACAAGATTGGGTAAACGGAACAACAAAGCACTCTAAGTATGTAGAGAGTTCAATTTATAATGATGTAAACAAGATAGATGCTTACTTAAACTCTAAGCATATTTCTGGTGACAAAGACAGCTTAGATAGAGATAAGCCGTTTTTTAATATTGTCTTAGCTAAAAGGAATATTTGGTTCAGAGCAACAGACTTAGATAGAAAGAACATCAGAGCTAAAGCTGACAAGATTAAAGACTATACTTTATCATTCTTATTAAATCTACATATTGTTAAATGGATGAATGATAATAACTTCGGTAAGTTCTTAAACGATTGGGGATTATACTCAGCAAGTTATAACTCAGTTGTATTAAAGTTCGTAGAGAAAGACGGAAATTTATATTCTATTGTTGTGCCTTGGAGTAGAACGATGGTTGATTCAGTGGACTTTGACAACAATCCTAAAGTTGAAGTGTTAGAGCTAACTCCGGCACAGTTGAGAAAGAATAAAGCTTATGACCAAGAGCAAGTGAAAGCATTGATTGACGCAGCTTCTTCCAGAGAAAACCCTAATAGAGAAAAGAAAGACCAAAAGGATAACTATATTAAACTATACGAGATACACGGTGAATTACCATTATCTTTTATAACAGGTGAGGAGAAAGATGAGGAAACCTATACTCAACAAATGCAAGTAGTAACATTCCTTGAAGGTAAGGCACAGGGTGAGTTTGACGACTTTGTTCTTTATAAAGGAAAAGAGAAACAAGACCCTTATATGCTTACAAGCTTAATCCCTAGTGTTGACGGGTCAGTATCTATGAATGGTTCAGTAAAGATATTGTTTGATGCTCAATGGATGACAAATCATTCAATCAAGAGTATCAAAGACCAATTAGACTTAGCTTCAAAACTTATATTTCAAACATCAGACGGCAACTTTGTAGGACAGAACGCCTTATCAGCTATTGAAAACGGTGATATTTTAATACACAAAGACAATATGCCTTTAACTCAAGTAGCAAACAGCTCTCACGATATTACAGCTTTACAAGCATTTAAGAAAGAATGGGACATAGTATCACAAGAGATTACTTCAACACCTGATATCTTAGAGGGTAGTAATATGCCTTCAGGAACAGCTTACAGACAAGCAGCGATTATTCAGCAAGAGTCACATTCAAACTTTGCTTTAATGATTGAGAACAAAGGATTATTCCTAGAGCAGATGTTCAGAAAATACATTACTCCTTTTGTTTTAAAAAGTATGGATACATCAGAGGAAATATCAGCTACATTTGACCAATACGGTATAGAGGAGATAGATAGAAGATATATCTCAAATAGAGCAGCAGATGTCTTTAATAAGAAAGCAGTAGAAGCAGTATTAAATAAAACAGAATTACCAAACCTAGATAATGAAACTGGAAAGATTAGAAAAGAAGTAGAATATATGGGTAATCAAAGGTTTATCAAACCATCGGAAATACCTAATAAAACTTGGAAAGATATAATCGGAGATTTTGAAGGAGAAATTATATATGAGATAACTGACGAAAATTCAGACAAGCAAGCAGTAATGGACACTTTATCAACTGTGTTCAATACATTAGTATCAAATCCTGGAATACAACAAAATAAACCAGCTATGATGCTGTTAGGAAAGATATTAGAGGAAACTGGTAAAATTAGTCCAATAGAGTTAGAGAGTATGGCATCAAGTGATAATCAACAACAACAACAAGTCGCAGAAACTCCAACTATGCCTCCAATCGGTGGACAAAAAGGGTCGGTAGCTGGAACATTAAATAATCAATTAAAACAATAATAATATGGTAACACAAACAGTTCAAAGAGAATTATCAGGGTCAACATATAAGTCAGTAACAGAGTCAGGCGTAGTTAAGTCTGGTGATGGAGTATTGAGAAAAATAGTAATAGGAGCAACATCGTCAGGAACATTAAAGGTTTATGATGGTTTAGAGGGCGGAGTAAACGCAGTTGGAACTCTAACATCAACAGGTGCATTAATAGCAGCTTCACACGGACAAACTCAATTAACAAGTGATGCAACGAATGTAACAGCAACAAAAACAGTAACGATAGGAGCAACAGTTTATAGGTTTATGACAACAATGGCACAAGCCTATGATGTAAAGATTGGAGGAACTGCAGCCGCATCTTTAGATAATCTAAAGGCAGCTATCAACGCTACTGGAACAGCAGGAACAGAATATTACAAAGGAACATTAGCTCATCCTACCTTTATTGCAACAACTAACACTGATACAGTTCAAACAATAGTATCAAGAACTATCGGAGTTACAGCACCAACAGGAGTTATCAACGCTTTAGCAACCACAGCAACAGATGCTCATTTATCTTGGGCTGATACAACTTATGGTGGTGGAACAGGAGAGTCAAATCCAGCAGTTGCAACAAACGCTTCTTTGATAACCATTGGAACAACAGTTTATACAGTAACTCTTGAGTTATCTGAAACATCAGGTGCAACAGCAGAAGCTAACCAAGTGTTATGGGTAACAACTGAAGCAGTATTCTTAGATAACCTTAAACAGGCTATCAATGGCTCCGGAATAGCTGGAACAGATTACTCAACAGGCACATTACCTCACACGCTAGTTAAAGCAACAACTAATGCAGATGACTCACAGATAGTAGAATACAAAGACTCAGGAACAGTAGGAAATGCTATCGCAACAACTGAAACGATGGCTAACTATGCTTGGGGAGCAGCAACACTAGCAAGTGGAACAGGCTCAACAGGAACAGTAATCCTAGAAACAACCACACCAGAGAAAGACTTAACATTACACTTCGGAAACTGTGAATTTGAAACAGGATTATACATTACTGTAGGAGGAACAAGTATTGCGTTAGGAGTTTATTATAGATAAATTAACATAAAAGAATTATGGCAGAACCAAAAAAACAACCAATGAGATTTAGTGAGCAAGAGTTAGGTCTAATCAAGAATACTTTCTTAAATAATGATGAGCTTTTAAAATCTATCAGAAAGTTTATACTTCAAATGAAGTTAAACGAAGCTGACAAACATAACTTAAAAGTGTTCAAGGATAGTTCGGAAGCAATGGCAGTATTAAGAAAAACTTTATTGCCAGAGATTAAAGAAGATACACCATTAGGACAAGTAATGGATTTATGGTTATCTCTTGAATTTAAGGAGAAAGACGCAGACCAAGCTATGAATTTAATCAAATCAAGAGAATTACTGATTAAATACCTAGACCAACAACTAACAGCAATTTCAGGAAAGGTCGTAACTTCTCCTATTTCTTTTAAAGGGTTGACTGATTTAGATAATACAACATTTGGCGATTGCAGGGCTGTTTATATTGATTTACTAGCAAGGAATACAATAATTACACACACAGAACAGCAATTAAACCAATTACAAGTATTAGCTAGTATAGAGCCAGAAACATTAGAAGAGGTAGAGAAAAAAATAGCAAAAAATAGTAGTAAATAAAAGTCAGTGGTTATCGCACCTTACCAAAAACGATTTACAGGTTCTAATTCCTGTATAAAAAATAATTAATTAACAAGGTTATACTTCCTTTCAAAAAGCAAAAACATTTATGATTAATGACCAAAATCAAGAGCCAACTGAAGAGTTGGAAGAAGGACAAGAGGTAGAGGAATTGGAAGACATCCCAGAAGTAGAGGATGGCGAAGAGGATACTACCGATTGGAAGGCGATTGCTCTTAAAAATCAAGGTATCGCAAAACGTTTAAAGACTAAGCTAGATAAAGAACCACAAATAAAAACTAGTGTTGTTGATAAGCAAGAGATTGGCGATACTGTCAAGGGTCAAGATGAATCCTTTAAGGATAACTATGCTTTAATCAAAAACGATGTCCACGAAGAGGATGTCCAAGAAGTTTTAGATTATGCTAATTACAAAAAAATTAGTATCTCGGAAGCATTGAAATCAAACTTGGTTAAAACTCTTTTAAGTGAAAGAGTGGAGCAACGCAAAACAGCTGAAGCTACCAATACTGGAGTTTCAAAACGTGGTTCAGTAAAGATTCCAGATTCTGCATTACTAGACAAAGCTATCAAGACACAGGAAGTTCCTGAAACAGATGAAGCTATGGAAAAATTAGTAAATGCAAGAATGGAAGCGAAAAGGAACAAATAATGCGGTGGTAAATTGTTTGCTAATTGGTGGGTTAATCAATTAATTTAATTTAACCAATAAAATGGCAAATACATTAGCAGTAACATCACTTCGTGATAAATACAGAAGCACCTCACTAGCGAAACTTTTGAGGGATTCGTTGATTGCAGAAAAGATTTGTGATGTAGATAAAACAGAATTATATACATTACAGAATCCTTACGGTTCTCAACCAACAGCAGTAATTCAAGCGAAAGCTGGAACTTACAGCACTGCTACATTCACTACAACAGTTGATACATTAACAGTTGCAGATGAAGTAGTAATCGGCGAACACATTTACAATTTTGAAGATATACTTTCAAAATTTGATTTATTCGCAAACAGGCAAGATGAAATCAATTATTCAATCAAAACAGCGATTGATAAGTTTGTTCTTAATATGTTATGTGAAGGTGGAACAGGAACATACACAACACCAGTTGGTGGTTTCACAACAGCAGCAAATATAAACGTAATTATGTCTAACTTAATTGCGAAGACAAAAGGTTACATTGATGCTTATAAAGGATTATTTTTAGTTATTGAACCAACAGACGTTGTTGGATTCATTCAAGCACAAGCTACAAATGGTTATTCATTTGCTGACTCTGCACTTAATAATGGGTTTATGACCTCTTATATGGGTGTAGATATCTACGTTGCACCAACTTCAACATTTGAAGATGATTCTACAACTGATGACTCAGGTAGCCAAACTTGGAGTAACAATGGACACAGAGTGTTCGGAGTTAAGGGAATTTCAACCTACGCACAACCTAGAGGAGTAACTTGGGATGAAAAAGGTGTTACAGGTAAAACAGGAAAAGAAGTATGTATGAACGCAATGATTGGATTTAAACTTTGGGCACCCAAGGCTAGTTTAGTTGTTGATATTACTCTTGCTTAATTAATAGTCTAACTCTCCCTTTTTGGGAGGGTTGAGGGCTTACCTCCACCGATTTAAGCCTTCTACTCTCTCTTAGAAAGGGATAAACAAAAACAAAATGGCAAACAACATAGAAGAATTAAAACCAAGAAAAGTAAAAGCAGTTGCAACTGAAGTTGAAGCTACAGAAGATGTAGTTGAAACACCAGAAGTAGAAGTCGCTACTACTGAATCAGAAGCAAAAAAAACTCAAAGAGCTATCTATGCTGCTTATAAAATACAGAATCCTGTAAAATATGAGCAGAAGAAACCAGCATTTGAGGAAAAATTAGCTAAAATGCAATAATATGGCACTATCAAACGGAGTAAATCCAACATTAGACGGAATATGGTTCAGACCAGTTTCAGTCACACCTGACGCAGTTAGTGGTGGAGTAATAGCACCAACAATTAAATCTGTTGTAGTAGGAACAGTAACTAACAATTCTGACGATTGGATTGTATTACCATCATTAGATTTAGTTCCTAATGGACACGAAATAACAATTTTATGTTCAGCAGGTGCTGATTTTGAAATGAGAACTCCTGCAACTAGTGCAGAAGAAATCAATTCAGAAAATTGCGACGGAACAAAAGAGTATCTTTGCACAGATACAGAAGTAATCAAAGTCGTTAAGATAAATGATACTATAGGGTGGATGGCTCACGCATATTCAGCAGTCGGTGCTGTGGTAGCAGCAGTCACGCCTAATTAACAATTATGGCAAATCCAAATAGCACAAACCCAGTATGGGATGGAGTAAGCATTGAATCAGTTGATTTAACACCGACTAATTATGTTGATGTTGTAAATCAAATCTCAGCAGGTTCTACATCTGTATTCTTACAGGCAAATGTAGCTGGTGTAACTGATTTTACGGTATTACCTGCATTAGCAGATGTGCCTGATGGACACATTATAACTATTGTCGCAGGTGTAGCAGCAAGTGAAGTAAGAGCATCAGTAGCTGGTGAGCTTATTAACAATGTTGATTGTGGAACTGATGCGGCTGCAACAGCAGTTTTAACATCAGATAACGTAAATGTATCTAATGGTAAAAAGGTTACTCTTGGAACAACTGTCTATACTTTCAAGACAACTCCAATAGCAGCATACGATATTGACATCGGAACTACTGCTGATGGCTCACTTACAAATCTTGCAGCAGCTATCAATGGCACTACAAGAGGAACTGCATATTACAAAGGAACAACAAAACATCCTGATGTAACTTGCAGTGCAGTAGCAACACACGCATTAACTATTACAGCTAATGTTAAAGGTGTGTCAGGCAATGCAATAGCTAAAGCTGAAGACGATGACCACTTGGACTGGGATGGAACAGGTGCATTCATCGGAGAAGGAGCATTAGCAGGAACAAATGCAAGTGAATACTTATTAGCATCAAACCAAATCTGTAAATTTACTAAAATAAGTGCAGCAGTCGGCTGGATGGGATTAGGGTGGACTCCTATCGGAGCTATAATCGGGGCGATAACACCAGATTAATGCTGATTAGTTTATTACCTTAGAGGGTTTATACCCTTTAAGATTAGTAAATTAATAAAATAATAAAACGAAAATGAGTTTAACGTATTCTCAAATCACAACAAAATTAGATAACGCAGTAGGCACTAATACTGCACGATATCCTTTAGCTGATAAAGTAATAGATATAAATATTGCTTTAGATGAGGCTATGGCAATTATATTCAGTGCAGGTGGAACTTGGCAGTATGATGATTATAACCATTCCAAATATCCTATAATTACAACTGATTTAGTAGCAAGTCAAAGAGATTACAGCTTTACAACAGATGAGGAAAGTGCATTGATTTTAGATATTTACAAGGTTCAAGTAGCAGACTCTAGCGGTGTATTCCACGATTTAACACCTGTAGATATGCAGAGTAATCCACCTAGCACAATGACAGACGGAGTAGATAGTGAAGGAACTCCTACAAAGTATGACAAGACTGGGAATGGTTTATTCCTAGATTTGATACCAAGCTATAGCTCAACTGGCGGTTTAAAGATATTTATAAATAGAGAAGCACATTACTTTGTATCTGGTGATACAACTGCAATGGCAGGGATAGACGGACTATGCCACGATTTCTTATACCTAAAACCAGCTTATGAAAAAGCAAGAGATAAAGGATTACCAAATGCTAGTAAGTTATATAGAGATTTACAAGTTTCAATCAAGAAAATACAAGAAAGATACGGAAAAAGGAATAGAGATATCATAAGAAGATTAACGCCTAAAATTTACGATACAAAATAATGAGTTTTACAAATCAATCAAAAAATTCAGCTACAATGAAAAATAGAATTAGTAAGGCAGTATTACCACAAAAATATAATGTATTGGCTATTTTATATGAAATGGAAAAGTTGTATTACAATTCTTACGGAGAAGTAGCAAGTTTCACAAATCAAACAGTCAATTCAGCAAGCATTACTAATCAATCAAAGAGTTAAACAATATGTCCACATTATTTCCTACAACACTTGATACATTGACAAACCCAGTGGCGACTGATTCAACTTCAACAGTTTCACATTCATCACAACATTCAAATGTTAATGATATTGTTGAAGCATTAGAAGCTAAAGTCGGAGTTAACAGCTCGGTAGTGGCTACTTCTTTGGATTATCTAGTTAAAAGTGTAAGCTCTAAGCTTGGTAAAATAGCTTCGTTAGCAGTAACGGATAGTATCTTTATAGTTGGTAACGGCACTACTTGGGTTGCTGAAAGTGGAGCAACAGTTAGAACATCAATCGGGCTTGGAACAGCTAATAGCCCTACTTTTGCAGGATTAACAATGAGTGGAAATATAGTTGCTGGCGATAACTCTATCACTGGTATTGATACCTTAACCTTTACAGACACAGCAGGAACGATTGCTGGAATACAAAACGGAAACTTACTAGACAAGAGTGTTAGTGCAACGATAAGTGCAATTTATACTCATACAATATCTGATGCAGGAACATCATCGGTGGTATATCCAATTAAGGTTGGACATTTGACATCAGGGACATCAGAAGCAGGATTTGGTTCAGGTATTAGTTTTAGAGGAGAAAATTATAGTGGAGGAGCTATTGAAATAGGTAGAATAACATCAGAGGAAATTGCTACAAACACAAGTAAAATAGTTTTGTATAGCACTTTTGGATTTGGTGTTTTTGTAACAAACGCAGAATTTTATAGAGATTACATTAAATTATATACTGCAGAGATAGAAAGAATGAGGATAGATAGTGCAGGAAACATACAAATAGCAAATACAACACTAACTGATGCGGCTGCTAATAGTATGAAAATTGGTTCAGTAGATTTAAGTGCTGGAAATACTATGTTTGCTTTATACGGAGAAGGAACTTCAATAGGAGCAGGAACACCAACAGCAGATACAACGATTGCAATTCAAGTGAATGGAACGACTTACTATGTGTTAGCCTCAACAACA